AAGTTTGTACTAAATTATCCGCCCAGCATATAACAAGTTGTATATGTCAGTTTTGCCAATTGGCTTTTGTGCTTTGAATGAGAGTATGTGTGTGGCAAAACCGAACACATACAACCATCCGTTTTCCCATTGAACATCAATTGATCATTTTGCGTATTACCCATTACAGATCATTTTAAAAATTACAATTTTAATTACCCGGATACACTAATTTAACGAGATTCTCTCAAATAATTTAATTTTCTCAAACAAATGATGTTTATCTGCCACAATAAATAATAGGAATTCCTCCTTGTTCGATGTCTCATAATCAAAATTAATAGAATTTATATCGGCAAAATCCTTCGATATAAATGCCGAATACCCCTTATACCAAATCCGTACAATTTTAATTTGTAATTTTAATTTCTTATCCATCATAAAGGAATTCACTAAAACTTATGTTTTCCAACGGTTATCGTGACTAAATCATATATATCATCCCGACGCTTCCCTTCATAAGGTTTAGGAACGAAATTCTTCTCATCCTCATTCCAGACATAATCATCGGGAAGCTTTCTGAGTAGGCACCTGCACCAGGGATGGGTGGATCCCACTACGGCTTTCCATTCATTAACCTTTCTCCCAACATTTGTACCGTTAGAAATCAGTTCCCCTAATTTAAATACCCTTGGCTTGCTTCCTATCCCACCAGTCAGGTATAGCCTTATACAGTGACGGCAAGCCCCCTCATATACGTCCTTGTAAACCTTAGCGTCATCCCCATACTTTTGTAATAGGCTTATGGAAATACCTTCCTGGAATATTGTATTCATTTCCGTGTCCGCTATGCGTCCCAGATCCCTCTGCCAGTCTCCTGTTTTGTTCCCTATTTCGCTGATAATTGATTTTATAGAGGATCTCTCAAACTTTGCTCTTGATATAGCATTCCCTATGATTTTTTCATATTCAGAACGGTGTGCCATTTGATTGTCAAGAATTATCCCCTCAATATCTTTTTTAATTCCGGTTTCGAGCCCACGAATATGATTATAAGAACGACGCTTGGCCATATCCAGGGTCAACTTCTCAACATCTGATAATGGTAAAAATTGGCTTCCATAAATATACTGACGGAAATCATCATAATCAATTTTTTTCGTATTGTCCTCGCCAATTAAGGCAACCAGTCTACCTAAAAGAAAGGATTCTTCATAGGGCGTGAACTCGTCGGTTAACTCATCTATATTAATTCCATGTTCTATTAATACTTGCTTTTCATACTCACTCAAAACATCAACACCAATATTCTCAGCACCAAACAATGCTATTTCAAAACTAACCCGCTCAAGCAGTTTCTGTATTTCCTCATTCGTAAAAAACATACATCACCTCTTATTGACAAATTGTTCCGTCACAACAGAAATTTCTGTAATTTTCATTTTAATAGGATTGCTATTGTTTTCCCCAACAAAAATCCCACCAGGGGCAAAATTTAAATTCTTTCCAAAATAATTGCTATCATCAATTTGTAATTCACAAGATCCATCCTGAAAAATAACAGCCCTTCCAATTGAATTATCTTTACAAAAATCAACCCTCAACGGCAATATTGTAGGAAGGTCATTGATGATCTCAATTCCATTTACCATCTCTTTAAGATCAATTCTTACCCTTTCCATTATTTTTTGACTTTATGCTAACCATATCTTTTGCGATGCCATCAAGAATATTTTGTAAGGTTTTAGCAAAATTCTTTTTAAACCTTCCTTCAAATTTATCACTAACCTTTGGAAAACGTGGAGGATCACTAACGCCCTTATGCTTCTTCGATTGAAGAATTGCTCTTATAATCTTTCTATTCTTATTAATAGGGGATAAATCCATAATTTAAAATTAATCAAAATTTATTTAAAAAATTAAAGATTGTTGATTCAATTTCCTTAAATCTTTGCTGATTAATTTCCTTTGAAGTAAGAATTTCAATACTAAATTCATCCCCCATAAAAACAGTAAAAACCCAATAATCTTCTCTTAATTCAAGAATTTTCTTATTTCTTATGTAATTATGAATAAAATCCGCAGAAACATCTTCAGGAATACGAATAAGTAAAACAGGTTTTAACCCCTTACCCCCATTAAGGTAATTGCACTTTTCTTCTGCCTTCTCTTTATCGGCAAAATTTTCATAAGTATGCCATTCATTATTTGGCGAATAGAAGCCTACAGAATAAACTCCTGGTTCAGAATTAATAATAGTATACATATTTACAAATTTTTAGTTTTATAAAAATAAAAAATTTTTATTTAAAACAATAAAAATAATCCCGAATTTTATCGGAATTACCATAAAATTTTAATTTCATTTCTTCATGATTAAACTTCTATCCATCTCAAATAATTTTATCCTCTTCTTATTTGCAGAAATAATAGCATCAACGTTATACCCAAGACTAACCATAACCCAATCAATGGGTTCCCCAGGGAATAAGTAAGTTGAAAACCTAACTAAAGCATATACTGCAAGAATTACCCCTATAAATCTCTTCAAATTATCTAAAACAAAAAACCGAAAAGAAAAATCCCTTGGAGTATTTTTAGATTCAACATCCCTATTCTTAACATCAAAAAATACACTAATACCAACACCAATAAAGCAAAGGGTAATATACCCAAAAAATGCCCCAAAAGACATGCCCCCAAATAAAATCCTTAAAAAATCCTCCATAAAAATCTACTTAATTACTTCAAATTTTTATCAACGTATGTCATTAACCCCTTAACAAACGGATTTTCCTCTGGGTTTTCAGCAAAAGGATTACCAAAATTTTCATCACCCGTTTCCTCATCAACTTCCATATTTGCTTGCTCCCCTCCATATATATTCATTTGCTTATATTGAAGATAAACTGGATTCAAAATTGTATCCTTATCCTTATTAAGTTTACGACCACTATATTTTTCAAACCCATCTTCAAGCGACATCAAACCGCTCTGCAACTTTTTAACATCATTATCAAGAATTTGCCCTTCATCATCAAGATCAATTCCAGTCCAAACAAATTCAAACTTAGGATTTAGCTCAGATACTTTATACTTATTAATCTCCTTTTGAAGTATAACCAGTAAGGGTTTCAACCCCTTTTCTCGTGAATGTTCAAGTCTTTCCTTTTGCCCATCCTGCCCAAATATTTCCCCTTGCTGTTTAAACCTAAAACCTAATTCACTCGGATCAATACGATATACAGAACAAGTAAGAAGCATAAGAAATTCATTCCATTGCTGAAATTCCATATCCTTATTACTGTGTTGCATATCAACCCAATTAATTTCCTGTCCTTCAAATATAGGAATTTTATGTGAATTCATTACACCAGCAACCATAGAACGCCAAGCCTGGCGAAAATCATTTAATACTGCTTGATTAGCATTACCCTTAATCGTAAAAAATCCTTTAGGGTTTGAACCCTGCTTAAAAAAATTCCCATTATACTGCATACCATAAAGCAACCAAGTAATAACCTCAACTAAAATTTCAAGTTCAGAAATACCATAACCATTATTTCGCATATCTGACGTTTGGTTGCGTATGCAAAAAGACATTTCCCAGGGATAAAACACAATTTGCTCACCTGTAGAAATATCCTCAAGAATTCTATTATTGTAAACCTGAGCATAAATAGGTAAGTAACCATTTACCTCCTTATACGTATTTTCATACCTATTTCTAGGATCAATTGTTTCCAGCATTCTTATTGTTGCTGAATCCGTTGAAAAGAAACCCACCAATTCACCATTACGAGAACGCTGATGCTCACAACATGCCTGGTCTAATTCAAGAGAATCCCTGGTAAACTTTTTAACAAAAATATCGAAATCATCCCTATCAGTATTCCACTTTGAACCTACACCACCTTCCTCAAGAAATGTAGCTATTCTATCAATTTCTCTTTTATCATCATCAGTTAATTTAACAGTTTTATCATCATCAAACCTACCCTTCTTTTTACGAATAGTCCACCCAGGTCGTTGAATATCGGTTGTAAAATTACAAAAATTCTGTATTTGGTTAATTCTCGTAATTATTATAGTAGATATAATTGGAATACGAGACATTGCCCTAAGAATATTATATGTAATTGAACGTGGAGAAGCCTTGTACCCAAGTCCATTATAAAATTCATGCTCCGGAGAATATATATACGTTTTAGGAATTCGTTTATCTTTCTCTTGAATGTTTGAAATATAATTACTTGCTTTTATTATATCATTTGGGTCTTTTGAAGTTAAAAAATTATCAAGTAACGCTGCCTTCTTAATAGACAATTCTGTTATTGCATTATCTAAAGAATTCAAATCATTTACTGTCTCCAAATCAATTACCCTATTTTTTCTATCTTCCATAACCCCTTCAATGTAATTTAATGCATTAAAGTTAGTTTAATTTTATTTTTATCTAAAATTTTGAGCCATCAATTTATTATACTCAATTGAAACCATCTCTCTATAATCACTTGTTATATCCCAAAATTTTTTATCTGATATTCCAGCATTCCATAAATGACATGCTTGATCAAGCCATAAATTAGGATTATGATATTCCTGTACAATCCAAAATATTTCTATTGATTTTTCGACATTCCATCTATCATCTAACTTATAACGATCATACCCAACAATCTTATTAGCATGTTTTAACATTATAGGGGTAATTTGAAGAATTCCAACAGCATCAGTATTTTCATTATAAGCATTAAAATTTCCTTTAGACTCTACCTGAATTATTGATTTTAAAAGAATTTCACGGTGAATTTTTTTATAATAATCAAATTTCAAAATTCTCATATACCTATACCTATTAATGAAGTTTAAACTACTATTAAAATCTTTAATAGGTATTGAAATTAAAGTAAAAATAATAAAAAGAATAAAAACTCTCTTCATTTCACTATCTTTACTAAGTAAAGAATTAATCATAATATTCTATAATTTCCCTATATGCCTTTGGAACACTTCCAGGGATTTCCTCATACCTAATGCTTTTAATTTTTCTCTTACCATATCGCTTATGCTTTATTTCAGAAAGAACTCTTTCTGCTTTTCTCTTATTGTCTTTACTTGAAGACTCATAAACCCAATTACTACTCATTTTCATTTTGATTTTCAAGTTTATTAATATATTCACTAAGCATATTTAGCATTAAATCACGTTTATTTACAATTTTCTCCTTAACCCTTTTATCCAATTCTAAATCCTCCTCAACCATAACATCAACAACCATGTTTTCATGTTTATGCTTAATTTCATCCCAATTATAAATAAGTGTCCGTATATCAACCGGATTTTCATCTGGATTATAATTTTTACCAAACCCACTTAAATTACTATAATATGAACTCGCTAACTTTGACATTAATTTTAATGGATCCAATCCTGCTTTTGCAGCAACCAACGCAACAACTAAAGCAGAAATAGGTATTTTAGGGGCAATATCGCTTATTTTTTGATTAATATTAAGAGTCATATCAACATCTAACTTTCCATTAAAATCAATACGTATAAGTTCCCCCTCAACTTCCTGTTTTATATCCTTTAAAATATTTCGTAATTCAACAGATTGTTGTACCTTTTCTTCCTCCTTAAATTTTTGCCATAAAATGTAAAACATTGATGACAATTTATCAAGACGACTTTTCTTTTTTGTTAATGCTAAATCCGAATAATTTGCCTCATACTTAGACCTTAACTTATCAATATTGGAAAGATTATCATGATAAAACTTTGTTACAGTGGCTATATTAACCTTAATTCCCCAACGCTCCCAAATCTCCCTATGAACTTCATCTATAGTATATAGCCTTCCAAACATTTCAAGTATCTCAGTTTTCTTTACATCAAGGACATTCCCCTTCTGTATTGTTAAATTCCACTTACGTGTGGCATTTGCTTTTCTGGCAATAAGACTTCTAAATTTTGAAGAAATCTCCATTAACCTATCTTGCTCTGATTTTGGTCTTGACTGTATTTTTCTCCGTAATGCAGCAGGAGACATTGTCATATCCAAATGTATAGGATCCCCATTTTTATCGGGAATAACTTGAATTCTTTCAGGGTGGGTTTCTATAAATTTATCCAATAAATACCACTCCCGATACATATCGGGATTTTGTATAAAATCTGGTATTTCAATTTTATCTTTAAATTCCTTTTTAAATTTATTAAAATCGTCGTTACGCATCCTTAATGTACTTAATGATTAAAATATCGCTGTAAATACTCTTTTTATTAACGAAACAAAGTTAAAAATAAAATTTAATTTAAGCAAATTGACGATAAGAGAAACCACATCTGTAATCTTTTATACTCCTCTTCGCTGACCATTTGTTTTACTGAAACAATATCGTCAATAGGGATTTTATAAAGAACCCCCATATTATTGACGCATAAAACATGATCCATATCATCAGCAATATCGATAACCCTAAAAAATCCACAATTAGGAACCATAACAAGATCGTAATCGTCGTTTATAGCAATATGATTTAAAAGTTAAATTTAACAAATTTTTATTTCAAAAACCAAACATCGCTAATTTTTAGTAATATAAATTATCACAACCAATATAAATAGAACAAAACTGTCATACGAAGCACTGCACCCGCCATTACGCAAAACCGCTGTTAGCACCAGTTGTTCTTCTTTCATCATTGTTTCAGAAATTCGTATTCGTAAACTTTTGGTTCTATTTTTTCGG